TTAATGTCCTCAAAGCATTTCATAACTATCCTACATGTTTGTTTATTGATAAGCCTGGAAAATCTCTTCTAAGCATTTGTCTTTTAGGAAGGAAAGCTCTTTCTTTATCTAATGGTGATCTAAGTTCAAAACTCATACCAAGCCTATTATGGGTTAGTTTCTTCCCAATATAATACTTTAAAGGTACACCAATTCTTGAAGTCAGATTAAGGTAAGAGTCAAAAGTCCTAATAAAAGTAACTGGAATCCCAACTAAGTCATCATAAGTAAATGCTAGTGTTCCGAAAAGTTTAATTGCTTCTCCAGAAAGGCCGCGAAGATTAGCTAATTCAAGTTTTGGTCGTGGTGGTGCGCCTTCTGAATTCGTTTCAACTCCAGATATTGCCACTGGAAAAGGGTAGTAAGTTCTTGGATTACCAAATTCATCTAGGCCAAAAGAACATATACTTGGGGAGTTAGTTAAGTAATAAGTTGTTAACTCTCCTCCACCAAGCATTGAGCAATCAATTTCAAAAAGTTCCACATAAGCTGGAGCAGCAGATTTAAGAATATCTTGTTCAAGAGACATTATCAAACCTCTGTTCTAGTTTAAAGGAAAGTTTATAAAGACCATTACCTAACGATTCTTCATCAATAGTTCCATCAACAACCCTATATTTTTTCTGCGTAGAATCATTACAAGGAGTCCAGAGAAGTGTACCAAAACCTCCAATCATATCTAAGGAAGTCATTGCAGTATCTCTTTGAACAATTGTTAATGGTGCAAGAATAATATCCCAAGTTTCAAACTTAGCATTTAAACCATTATCAGCAAATTGACCATAACCATCACCAAATTGAGCCTTTAAAGTCCTTCTATTATATGTTCTACTGCTACCAATCTCAACCCTATTTGGGTAGGGCATATTGATAACAGTAGAAACAACAACTGGAGCAGTTCCAAGACCAAGATTAAGATTACCAAGTATTAACATAATTATCCGAATTTAGTTATGCGATTGTTAATGTTTCCAGTTCTAGCTCCGTTAGCAACTTCTTCTTTAGCAATTCTTCTTGCTATTGATTCTGCTATTTTGGCAGCATAAGCATTGTCATCTTCACCTTGGCTTCTGGCTACTGAAACATTGATGTTTATCATGTTTCCAGGAGCTTGACTTCCTTCCATTGCAACACCAAGTTTACCAGATTTACTTCTTTTTAATGGTAAAACTGCTTCAGCTCCAGCTTCTCCAGCAAGAACACCGCCAGTAGCAAAAGGAATTACTTTAGCATTTGGGAATAGTGTTGGTTTAGTTAAAACTGTACTTGAAGCTGAGGATAAACCAGAAGTTATACCACCATTTGCTAACTTAAACCCACTAAATAAGTTATCCATTGAGGAAGTGAAAGTAGCACTATTACCACCAGCAACACTTACACCACCTCCACCGAATGAACCCAGTATACCTTTTCCGGCAGAAAAAAGCAAGCTTAACATTTGGCTTTTTAATTCTTCTGCAATAATCTTTGCTATAGAATTTACAACAGAATTAGCAAAAGAAGTAAAAGCTTGTGAAGCAGTTTGCGAACCAGTTACAAAAGAAGCAAAAGAGTTTTCAAAAGCATCACCCATTACACGAGAAAAATACTGACTTGTTGTATCAGCAGTTAGTTTAAGTTTTTCTATCTCGTTACGAAGTTTTTGGTTCTGCGCGGTAACGTTAATATCAACTTCTGTACCAAGTTCTTTTGCTTTAGCAATTTCCTGGTCACTTAATGCAAGTTGTTTCTCTTTTAAAGCAATTATCTTCTTATTCGCTTCTTCGATTTCTCTAGCGGCAGCAAGATTAGACATAGCTCCTATATTAACTAAAACATTTGTTCTATCAATAATACTTTGATATTCTTCCTCAGCAAGATTTCTTTGGTTATCAAAATCAGCAAGTTGAGCTTTCAGAGATACATTCTGACGGTTATTCTCAAGTTCTTTTAAAGATTGAGTATCACCTTCAATTGCAAACTTTTCAAAAGTTCCTCTTGTTGATATGTCAAATTGTGTTCTTGCAGCTTCCCCACTTCTTCCTTGAGATTCTAAGAATTGTGCTTTATTCTGCATCTTTAAAGCATAATACTCCCTTTCAGCAGCGATCTGTTCTTGAGTAGTTTTTACACTTTCTTTCTTAGAGTTAATTTGAACACGAAGATAATCATTCTCAAGTTTTCCAACTTTAACCTTATCTCCACTAATGGTTGCAAGTTCTTTCTCTTTAGTAATCCTATCAAGTTCTACAGAAAGATCAGCTTCTTGTAAGGCTTTCTTTTGAGTGAAGTAATCCTTAATGGTTATTCCGTTTGTTTGATATAATTCATCAATCCTACCAAGAGCGTCTTGTACATCAAGTTGAACTTCTTTTGCTGCTTCTTTAATAGCCTCGAAAGAAATTTTATAATTTTCTTTTAAAGCTTCTCCATTACCTCCTCCATTACCTCCTGTAGGTTTCTCAATGCCTTGGGCTAAACTAGCTTTTTGCAAACTCTCTAATGCTTTACCAGCTTCTTCATTTCCTTGAGCATAGGCAGCCATTAAAATGTCTATATCTTTTTGATTCCTATTTAGGAAATCTTTTCTTGCCGCTGCTATTTTATTACCTGTTGCTTTTAAGTTATCTACTTCAGCTCTAGCAATAGCATCGGAGGCATCTACTTTTGAAGGGGTAAATGTACCTTTAGTTTGCTCATCTGTTTTTGCTAATTCTTTTTTTACTTTATTAACTGTCTCAATATATTTCTTATCAAAGAAATTTACTGCTTTATCTAGTTTGTCTAATTCAGCTAAACCATCTTTAGTTAATAATCCAGAACCACTTTTAAATTTTTCTAGTTCTTTTTTAGCAAAATCTAATTTAGCTTTCACTACTTTAGACTGAACATCAGCTTCAGCAGTATATTGAGCAAACTCTTGTGGAGTAGTTGCAGAAGCTATTTTCTGAGCATCGGCAACATCTTGGAATAGCTCATTTCTTTGTGCTTGAATAGCTGCAAGTTTTGCTGAAAAATTAGCTAATTCAGCGATAGCTCCGATAAAAGTTAATTGTTTAAGTGCTGCACCTAGACCATTTATGAAAGTAGTAAATTTTGAAACATTGTTTCCAGCTTCAATAACACCTCTAGCATAAAGAGCTTGTGCACCAGTAACGACAGCGTAACCAGTAGCTAAAGAACCAAGACCAATTAAAAGGTCTTGCATAGTTTGTTTTAACTTGGCTGTATCATTAGTTAAATCAGAAATACCTTCAATGCTTCCAGTTGTAAATTTAAGAATACCGATAAGCATTTCAGAAGATGCTTTATAAACATTTTCAGCAAATAAAGTCCAAGAAGTATTAAGCCTTCCTATATTAGCATTTAAACCATTAGCAGCAGTAGCAAAAGCTTCTTGACCGTAAGTATTAGCGAGAACTTCTGATAATCTTATAACGGCATCATGAGCATTGATAGCACCTTTTTTCATACTATCATATAACTCAGATACAGTTATGTTTAAGGCTTGTGCTTGTGCATTAGTTACACCAGGAATTGTTTGAGCAAGCTGTTTTGTTAATTCTTCTGCTTGTAGTTTCGTTTTGTTAAAAATTTGTGATAATGCTAGATAAATCCCATAAGTTTGGTCACTATTTAAATGTAAAGTAGTAACTACTGTATTTATGTTTTGGAATATTTTTCTAGTATTTTCCGCAGATTCTCCAGCAGCTATAAAAGAAGCAGAGGCATTAGAATAAGACGTTCTAAGAGCATTTACTGAAATACCTGTTCTATCAGCTTCTTCTCTTAGAAATTGAAGTTCTCTACCAGCTCCGGCTGAACTTTTAAATATAGCAGTTAAAGAAGCTGAAGCTGATTCTAAAGCTATACCAGCTCTAGGAATACTTAATAAACCTTGCTGGATTAAATTAATAGCTGTGTTTAATGTCCTATAAGAAAGAATGATTTCTCCAACATGAACAAGAATATTTTTATGTTTACTTGTAACACTATCCAAAGCAGAAGAAGTTTCCTTAACTTTTTGTGCTACTTTTTCTTGTTCAGCAGCTATTGTACGAGTAGCTCCTGAAATAAAACTATAAGACAAATCAGGAGCAGCAGATGAAATAGTCCTAGCATCAACTTTAGAAACTGCTGTTGATTGTTTAGGTTGAACAAATCCAGAAGAAAAAGGAGTATAACCTCTATTATCAGCACCTTTCTTAGCAGCTATTTGTTTTTCTCTTTGTTCAATTTCATTAAACATTGAGACATACATAGCTCTCCTGCTATTTAAGGAAGCTTGTGTATTAAAGTTTTGTTTATCTAATTCTTCTTTATGTTTTCTGGATATAAGTTCTTCTTGTTCTTTTATAAAAGCAGCATAGATAGAGTTAGCTTCTTTTTGTTTTTCAAGATTTTCTTTTTCTACTTTAGCTCTATTCTCTGAAACAAAACCAGAAGCAAAAGGTTTATAACCTCTACTATCTGCTTGAGAAGCACTAGCCCCAAGATTAGCCGCAAAAGTTCCTGCTTTTAAAGTATTTTGAATAACAACTTGCTCTTTTAACTTAGCATTTAATTGGTTAGTTAAAGAGATAGCTGATCTTATTTTATTTTCTTCATCTAATCTTGAACGAGCAATGTTATCTATAGAAGCTAAATACTTCTCAGCTAATCTTTGCTTCTCTTTTAAAGCAGCATCAAGTTGAAGTTCTGTTGCGATTTGTTTATTTAAAGCGTTATTTTGCCTTTCAATAGCATCTTTAATACTATCTTGAGATTTACCCAATCTAGCAACACCATCTTCATATTTAACAGTGTTAAGTTCTAAGTCAATTGTTAAGACTTTTTTACTCATTAGTTTCGCCTTTAGGAACTAT